GTTTTAATTTCTTTTATATCTGCTCCGACTGCTTGGGCAAAATCATGTAATTTACTCATTTATGTTTCCTTTCAAATTTTAGCTAGATTATAGACATTTACGAGGTCTTCCGTGGTGTCAGTGCCCCCACTAATTAACCCAGACTCTCGCAATTCATCCGCTAGTAGTTTTAACTTAGGGTTCTTGTCCGATGGAATAGCACTGTCCGCATTTAGTGAGTTTTTTACTTTCACTTTAAAATTGTTAGATGGGAAAATATGCCCAGCTAGTTTGATTTCAAGGTAGTAAGTGCCAGTAGCTACTACACTGCCCATTGAGAATGAGAAACGCCCGTTTTCAACAGTAACATCTTGATAGAGTGCCACTGTTTCATCATTGGAAAGTGTGAGCTTACCAGTTCCGGAAAGTTCCATGCGTTTTCCATCGTAACCCAAAATTTCAAAACCAAAGACGGAAGTGGTGTCCCCAGATTTAAGGACATCCCCACCCTCGACTTGGTTGATAGAGGTCATGAGCTTAGCCATAGGCTAGTCCTCACGAGGTTGATGGTAGTTCAATGCACGTTCACTATCTGCCACACCCTTGGTAGTTGGGTCAGTTACGATTCCCAAAATTACCAAGATCACAACGAGAGTATTAACACCCTCTTGGATATTGTGTGGGATTTCAAGCCCGAATTGTTGCAACATAAGGAACACTGCTGAGATAAGAGCTACTAGAGTAGCTTTGTTTTGCAAACGTAGTTTAAAATTAATCATTTTTAATTCCTCACTTCTAAATTAATGTATTTTTTGTAAAGGGCATCAATGTACCCGTTGCCACCTAATTTTTTGTAACTAGAGTGCATTTTATGAATCACATCAGAATTGTGAACAGTGGTATACCCACGCTCTAATTCCTTGTTAATGTCACGCTCTAATCTTAGATACATGGTAACAAGGTGTGCTTCGTCATGCACTGCTAGTTTGTCATTTAATTCATTGATTTTCTCGCCGTTTGATTCACCGACTTGCTGAATGACTTCGACTGAATCTCGGATATTGTTTAACTCGCCTTTTAACTCTCCAAATTGTGATTTGCTTAAATTAGCAGACTTGCTAGCTTTCATGCCAAACCATCCAGTCGCTATCACCCCAATCGTCGGGGCGAGGTGGTCAATCAAATCAGAAATATTCAATTTTTTCTACCTCTTGTTTAATTTAACCCCCATTTTTTTTAATTATCTTCAGTGATGTAAGTAACCGTGCCAGTGTATACCGCCGGTTCTTGCGATTGGTTGGTTAAAAAAATCTCACCGTTGGGAGAAAGCGTCCAGACAGCAACATCACTGTGTTTGGTGCTGACATTCTTGTTAGCCACAAGATGGACGGGAATGGACGGCCTAAAGCCGTTTGGGATGGAGTTTTGTTCCATCTTCCCATTTTCGTGCACTCCGGCTTTGTAGACACTTCTATTTATCGAAGCGGTCACAACCGAACCTTTTTTGACAAGAGAAATTTTTACATCCCACCCTAGATCAGCTTCTCTTTTTATTACTTGTGGTTCTTGTTTTTCCGGTTTAGGTGTGTACTCAATCCACGAACCATTAGAATTGCTAGTTACTGTACGTTTAAACATCCGACCAGATACAGTCGTTAATGTTTGATGATATCCAGAAATACTTTCCACAACTTCCAAAAAACCACCCTCGCCTTGTGCCGGATGGTTCTTATAGTTGCCTAAAATCGAATAAAAACCAGTGGTTCTATAATCGTTTAGGTTAGCTACTTTGCTATCAATCGCTGCACCGTTTGGTTCGGTTAGCTTGTGGTGCTGTATCTGTTTTCGGTCCGAGTAAATCAAGCCGTTAACGTCCAACACTCCCATTTCACGGTACTTACCTATACCGACACCATCACGTTCGTAGCTCATTACAACCTTGTCGGTTGAAACCGTGATAACAAATTCTGTGTGTGAGAATTTATCTTCAACACGCCCCAACACTTCCCATGAGGTATCGGCTGGATACTTGCCATTAAGATTAACATCCGAACCATTTAATTCAGAAATATTCTGCCACTCATTCGTGCTATCTGTCGTGTAAGTATCCGTACCGACCTTCCTTATTTTAAAGGTCAGCTTGGTTGTGTTTTTTTGCGTGCCATTAACAGACAAAGCTGCAATTTTTAAGAAGCGTTTCAGTGTGATCGTGTCTAATTTTTCGCCTGTTCGTTTAGCTTCAAAACGTAGTGTTGGGTTAAAATATGCCAGCACTGTTATGGACTGTTCTCGCCAATCAGACCACACACCCCGACTGTCTTGCACTTTAGCCCTAACGGTCATTTGCTTGTCGGTCATCGTTGTCGGTACAGTTAGAATACCACCGTTCGTTTGTGCGGAAGTGTTCCCACTTACGATTTCTACATAGTAGCCCGTGATGGAAGCCCCTGCCGCACCTCTAGCGCCGTCAAACCCAACCTTGATGCGAGATAGCGTGCTAACAAAATGCGTAGGGCTTGGAATTAGGTTTTGTGTTACGGGGTTTGTATCGGACAGATTGAAACCCGTGAAACCGGGCTTAAATAGATTGGTTGGAACAGTGACTGTAATTCGTCGAACATCCTTACCGACTTCAATACCGTTATTGTAAGTCACGTAAGTAATCGTTCCCGTACCACTAGACGAGTTTGGGAACTGATTGGCGATTTCAATGGGTGGAATCCATGTAAAACTAGAGTCTACATTATCACCGGCTATTTTTTGGTCGTAGCTCCCAATAGTAACCCAAATAGAGTGTCGCATCCATGCTTCACGTTTAGTGATGTTGATGGTCACTGGTTTAGCGATTTCAGCCGTCACGTCCGCACCAAAGCTAGCACGGGAAATAGTGGTCAAGGTGAGACTTGCATTATTAATAGGTATCACCTTGTTATTACTCTTATTCTTAAATTCTCCACGGTAGTAAATTGTGCGTGTCCCATCTCCATCGTGAGCGACAGTGACCTCTTGGTCAATCAACATAGCTGTTTGATTAGGCTCAACAGTTAATGTGCCAGAATTTGATAAACGTTTCCCGCCGTCATAATCGATGTACGCTTCCCAAGGAACACCAGAAATTTTAGTATCTCCGTTTTCCCAATAGAGCTGTAAACGCACTTGAGATGTATTCCTATCAATGTTCGTGCTAGCTTCATACGCACGCAGAATCGCTTTCCCTCCAGCCATTAATAATTACCTCCTACCCATTTGATTACATTTCGATTTGGGTCAATCAAATCTTGTTCTTCTCGATAGTATCCAATCTGAATTGATTTAGAGAAAATACCATTTTCAATGTGAATCACACCTTTATCGATATACATTACTTCAGTACCCGAACTAAACATAGAGATACGCTTATCTGAAACCATTACTGAGTTAGAACCGTCATTCTTGCCAATGGTCAAGCCATCGTTAGACGCTCGCATGTAATTGTCGAGGAAGTTCCAACGCTCCGAGGTTTCGCCTAAGTCATTTTGCAGTTTCACAATCCGCTGACTAGCTTCAACCAAGGCTTTTTCAGTCTTGTTCTTGTTCTCTTGGTTTGTTGACAAGAAATCTTGGTAAGACTTCACCCACTGGTTGACCACTGACAAGCTAGCTTTAGCCTTCAACTCAGCTTGTACGATTGAGTTAAGCTCGTTCAGTTTGTTAATCTGGTCTTGCGTCAATGCGCTATCAGCCTTACCGTCTAACTGACTAGCTAGGTCTTTAGGGGACGCTTGCCACGCTCGGTCAGTCGTCCCCTCATAGCAGTCTAGTTCGGTGAAGAATAGCAACGACTCACTGCCGTTAGTAGTGCCGGTGTTATCAATTCGAATGAAGCCTTCGTCACATTCACCAGAATTGAAAGTTAGATGCCACTTAGCTAGCCCGTTTGTCGATGGCGAGCCGTTATGGGATTTGAAGTTAACTACTTTAGTAAACGTTTTGTTCGTTTCGTTTGACTTACGTCCCAAAAAATAGATATCTACACCCTTGATGTTTCCAGTGGCAAACGTTTGAATGTTGAACGAATAATCGGTATTTCGTTTTACCGAAAAACGTAGCGTAGACGCTGGAACTAATGATGATGTTGATGCCTTAAGATAGAACATCGGTTTAGCACCGTTATAGTAAAACGCATGGTTGAAAAAGGATAGATTAGCGTTAGGTTGTGATGCCTCCCAGAATCCCCAACCGTCCAAATTATCCGGAAAAGCTGAGTTACGGATAAGGTTTTCACCGCCGACTGAAACGCTACCAACCATATCATTCCAAACATAATCAGCTGGGTTTGTGCTGTCTGCTTGGTTGAAGTTGGTACATACACCCAAATAGCGCTTGTTACCATTCTGGGTCAAACTGAAACCACTTCGACCATCGGCGCTATCGGCATAGGCAAAATGGACATAAGGTGTTCGTCCGTCTGCCCCAGCCTTACCAGGGATTCCATCCCGTCCATCGCTACCCTTCCACTTAGACCAACGATAGTCTTGCGGATTACGACTATCGGCAGTATTGAAATCTTGGTACATACCAATGAATGGTTTATTAGTGTCGGTTTGACTAAATCCACCACCAGAAACGGTATCAGCATAGGCTATGTGGGTATATTGTGTTTTACCATCAGCACCCTTAACACCGGGGATACCTTGGTCTCCTTTTGGGCCTTGCAAACCTTGTGGACCGACAGGACCTGTTAGTCCTTGCGGTCCTTGAGGACCACGTTCGCCTTGCAGACCTTTCTCCCCACGGTCACCTTTAGCTCCAGCCTCACCCTTAGCTCCTTGTGGTCCTTGTTCTCCCATCTTAGCGACTGAAAACCCTTGCTCGCTCGTACCGTCTGAATAGAACCATGTTGTTCTAGTCCATAGGTATTCACCGGGGTTGACCGTTGGAATGTCTGGTGACCATGTACCGTCCTCGAATACGATGTTTTTAATCCATGTCGAATTATCAGCTTTGTAACCATTAACACGGATATTGTATTCGCCAGTCGGGCGGTTGTGAGTGTATCTCGTACCATTAGCTGTGTTGCTATCAGAAATCACTACCCACGTACTGAAACTTGGATTGACAAGCCAAATCGTAGCGTTGTCACTCGATTGGTTTGGATTGTGCTGACTGGTAAATGTGCCATTAGTTTCGGCAGATAAGATGTAGGTCTTACCTTGTTCTAACCGAACTTTGAAATCAGTAACGACGTTGTTATCAACGATTGACCGATTAGGCTTAATCTCGTTAGGGAAATTAGCTACCACAATCCCAGACGGTTTATTAACCCCGTCCGTTGATTTCGCATAACGTAGCGTAGTGTTTACCAACCCTACTCCATCTTTACCCGGCAGACCGTCGTCACCCTTTGAACCATTCTGTGGGATGTATGTTTTCTGATATCCAGTCTCGCTAGAGAAATCAGTATACATCCATTGTGTTTTAGTCCATAGGTATTTACCTTTAACTAAAATCGGTGGGTTGGAAGTCCAGCTCGTAGGCAGTACAGTGTCACTGTCAGACATGCCATAAGTGATAGTGGTAGATTTTAAGCCTACCCCGTTCTTACCGGGCAAGCCGTCGTTACCTCTATCACCTTTCGGACCTTGTTCACCTTTATCCCCTTTAGGTCCGGTGTCACCTTTTGCGCCATTTCTACCGTCTGAGACATTTAAAAAAGTAACTTCTTCCGAAGCTACTTCTTTATTATCTACCCACGCCGAAACAGTTAAGGCGGTTGGTTGGGTAATCTGTGATGCCACCATGTCGTAGGTCATACCCACGTATTTTATGACACC